ATGTGGTGGCCGGGAGTCACCGTTCAAGTAATCAAGGGAACTGCTGCTCAGCGGAAGAAGCAATTCGAGACCGAGGCAGATGTTTATGTCATCAACTGGGAGTCGCTTCGTGCCCACTCTCGCTTGGCTCCATACGGCTCAGTTGCCCTAACCCGTTGCTCTGAGTGTGGGGGTCACGATGATGGAGTCTCTGAGACCCGCTGTGAAGTTCACCAGCGTGAACTAAACAAGATTGATTTTAAGGCTGTAATTGCCGATGAGATTCACCGTTCTAAGGAGCCAAAGTCTAAGCAAACTCGTGCTTTATGGTCTGCCTCTGGCGATGCACAGATTCGTTTTGCACTTACAGGAACTCCTATTGCTAACAATGTTGTAGACCTATGGGCAATTCTTCACTGGCTATCTCCTAAGGACTGGCCATCAAAGACAAAGTGGATTGACCGCATGATTGACACAATGCTTAATGCATTCGGTGGCATGTTGGTTATTGGCGTCAAGCCCCACATGCAGGATGAGTTTTACAAGGGAATTAACCCACACATGCGTCGTATGCTCAAGAAAGTTGTGCTTCCTTGGCTTCCTGAAGTTATGAATGAGCGTCGCGATGTTGAGATGTCTACTAAGCAAAAGAAGGCTTATGAGCAGATGCGCGACACAATGATTGCCGAACTCGAAAATGGGGAAGCGCTTACTGCCCCATCTATCTTGACTCAGACAACTCGTCTTGTGCAGTTTGCAAATGCTTACGCAGAAATCACTGTCAATGAAACCACTGGCGAGCCAAAAGCTATTTTGTCAGAGCCTTCTTGTAAGGTTGACCAACTAATGGATGATATTTCACATGGTGACTTTGGTGATGACTCGGTTGCAGTCTGCGCCGTGTCACGACAGTTAATTGAACTTCTTAGTGCTGCAATGACTAAGGCAAAGATTGAGCATGGCTTAATCACTGGCGCTCAGGATGAAGATGAGCGACAGAAGGCTATTGACGACTTCCAGTCAGGGAAGATAAAGTGGATTTTGTTTACAGCACAGGCGGGAGGAGTTGGAGTTACTTTGACTGCTGCTCGTCGTTTGATTATGCTTCAACGCCCTTGGTCACTTGTTGACCACAAGCAAGCGTTGGACCGTGTGCACCGCATTGGGTCAGAGATTCACGATTCAATCATTATCACGGATTATGTAACAGAAGGCACCATTGAAGAACGCGTTTTACAAGTCCTTGAAACCAAGGCAGATAACTTTGAGCAGATTGTTCGTGACAAGGACCAGCTACTCAATCTTCTTAAAGATGATAAGGCAGGCAAACTATGAGTGATGTAATACGTCTTTCCAACTCAGAGATTCAAACATTCAAAGACTGTCGCCGTCGCTGGTGGTTAACCTACTATCGACGTCTACAGCCAAAGTACAAAGACAGCACAGGTGCTCTTGCACTAGGTACTCGTATCCACGCTGCTCTTGATGATTACTACGCCAATGGAACTCCGCTTCTGCAGGCACACGCAAACCTTGTGAATACAGAAAAAGAACTTCTTCTACAGGATTTTCGCGATGTATCTGAACTTGAAAAAGAAGCTGAACTTGGTCACATCATGCTTGATGGATATCTGCAGTGGAACGAAGAGGAAGGCATTGATGCTGACCTTGAGATGATTTCTACTGAAGAGACAATCGTCATGCCAATGTTTAACGGAGAAGTTGAACTGCAAGGTAAGTTAGATATGCGTGTTCGTCGCAAGGCTGACGGTGTGCGTATGTTCCGTGACTTTAAAACTGTTGGTGGTTCACTTTCAGACTTTGCAAACCTTGCTCCAATGAACGAACAGATTCTTACTTACATGGTTCTAGAGCAAAGCAAGGACAAGAACGGAGAACGCTCTGACGGAGGAATCTTCACAATGTTGAAGAAGGTTCGTCGTAGTGCTGCTGCAAAGCCACCGTTCTATGACCAAATTGAAGTTCGACACAATATTTTTACCCTGCGCTCCTTCTGGGACCGTTTGCACGGAACTGTTACTGACCTCATGCGAGTTCGTACAGCTCTTGACAAGGGTGAACAACCAAGCTTCCACGCATACCCAAGCCCATCTCGGGATTGTAAGTGGAAGTGCAAGTTCTACTCGGTATGTACTCTCGTTGATGACGGAAGTGCTGCAGAGCAGGCAATAAGCGAAATGTTCGTAGAGGCTGACCCATATGCTTACTACGGCGAAGAGAAGAAAGGAAACGAGTGACACATGAGTGAAATCCAACGGTCATTGACCGCAATGGTTTACGGTGAGTCTAAAGTTGGTAAATCCAGCTTTGCTGTAACAGCCCCATACCCACGCTTGATGCTCGACGTTGAAGGTGGACACCGCTTCCTCCCTATCGTCGTTAAGTACTGGGACCCACTGCGCGAGGAACCACCTATTGCAGATGGAACTTGGGATACTGTCGTTGTACAAGTACGCGACTATGACACAGTAGTCAAGGCTTACCAATGGCTACAACTAGGTAAGCACCATTTCAAATCACTAATCATTGACTCTATTTCAGAGTTGCAGGTTAAGTGTATGGATAGCATCGCAGGTAGCGAGCAGATGAAGATGCAACAGTGGGGCGAACTACTTCGTCACATGGGTGGTCTTCTACGCGACCTACGCGACCTAACTATGCACCCAACTAATCCACTAGAGGCTGTTGTTCTAACAGCAATGTCTCGAGTGACTCAGGATGGTAAGCACCGTCCGTACCTGCAGGGACAACTTGCAATTCAAGCACCATATTTCTACGACATTCTTGGTGCGTTGACTATCGAGCAGTTCCCTAATCCAGACCCACTTCAACCTCCTTACAAAGTTCGACGCATGTACGTTGAGCGAACTAATGAGTACGAAGCAGGCGAGCGAGTCCAAGGTCGTCTTGGAGCAATCGTCGAACAAGACAAGCTTTCCATCGAGGTAATGCTTGACACAATCTTCGGACCAAAGCAGGCCGAAAAATCCACAACTAAGAAAGAGAAAGAGGCAACAGCATGAGCAGTCTAAATTGGGCAGACCTCATTAAGGATGCTGGCGAGTCCGCATCCTATGAACCACTACCTGACGGCGATTACGATTTAGTAGTCCTTGAAGGAACCGCAAAGGTAACGCAGTCTGGAAAGACTATGTTCTCTCTTAAGGCACAGGTTGAAGGCGGTGCATTCAACAAGCGTCTCGTTTGGGATAACCTTGTTGTTTCTCCAGACAACTCAACTGCTCTGGGCATCTTCTTCCGTAAGATGGCTGCTCTTGGTCTTAACCGTGACTTCTTTGACCGTGCACCAAGCAATGCTCAGATTGAGCAGGCAATGGTTGGTCGTAAGTTCCGTGGTCAGCTTGGCACACGCACCTACAACGGCAACAAGTCAAACGAAATCAAGAACTACTATCCAGCATCTGCAGCAACAACTGCATCTGCACCAGCGCAAGCAGCAGCACCTGCTCCTGCACCAGCGCCAGCACCTGCACCAGCGCCAGCGCCAAGTGCAGCCCCTTCAGCACCGTTCTAATAACGGTCTGGATTTCAACTGGATTGCCACCCAACGCTTTTTGTTGGGTGGCTTTCTAGTTAGAGGTCAAAAACTTTAGGAAGGTATAACAATGAAAATACTTATAACTGGATGCACTGCTCAGCAGGCTTCCACAAAGACAGCATTGAGAACCCCCACGTTCTCTGCGCTTCTTGCAAAAGCCTTTCAAGATGGTGGAGCTGATGTATCGGTAGTAGAGCCTTCGGTTCATCTCACAGTAGAAGAGTTAAGCGAGTATGACCAAGTTATTGTTGGTATTGCTCCGCCTACAAGTCTTTCTGCTAACAAGGTATACCCTGCATTTTCTATTGCTAATAAAGCAAGGAAGATTGGAAACCTTGCTCTTTTTATTGATGCCCCAGAGCCTTATAAACTTCAAGCTTCTCTAAAATCAGTATCTTTAAACGTAGCTGATTTAACAAAAGAGTTTTATCAGAGAAGGAAAAGTTATTCACATCTTGTAGGAAATCCAGAAGTCAAAGCCGATGTCTACGAGTTCAATGAGTTTCTTTATACTCAAGAATGGCCTACTACTTATTTCCCAAGTTTCCCTTGGTCTAATCCTTTGGCAGTTGTGCAATCAATACCAAACATCTCTGCTCAGAAGTTGGTTGCAGTAAATCTTGATGCTCAAATTTTAAGAGCACCTTATGTAGAGCCGCAGTTTCATATTCTCAAGGAGTATTGGACTTGCGACTCTGTAGGTACCAAGTGGTCTCTTAACGTTACGGCTACTTTAAAATATGATGTAATTTCTTCAAGAGCCTCCCGCTGGGAAAAAGAAAGCATAACCCTAGAGCGGATTAAGAAGTCTGTAGGAACTCTTGTCACTGTCTACCGAGGTAACGAACCTTGGTGGTCTCCTGTACTTGCTCAGAGTCTTTCTGTGGGCGTTCCAGTAGTAACTGACTGGCGCAGTAGTTCCTTAATTGGTCAGGAGTGGACTCACTTGGCTAGCTCGATTGAAGAAATGACAGAGGATGAAAGATTTAATTTAGCAGTGGCTCAGAAAGAATCATATCTTCGCGCAATTCCAAGTTGGCAAGAAACTATAGACGGTCTATTACAAACTATAAAAGTAACCGTTTAATCTTTACTAAACAACTAAAAAGTACTAGAATCAGACTCGAAAGGAGTCATAATGGCAGAGTTAGATATGGATTGGGTTAAGTCCCAGCTCCAAGCAGCAAAAGTACGAAAGCCAGTCGGTGACGCAACTATGAAACTAGTTGAACTTTTTGACTCGATTGATAACCTAACACCAGAGTTTAAAAATCAAACAATTGAAATGTTCTCAAAGTTGGCATTAGGTCACATCGTAATTAAAGAGAATAAAAACGAAAACTGGGTACCTGTTCGTCCAGGTGATATTAAAGTAACTGAACAAGTTCGTGTCAAGGCTGACGCCTTTGATGGAGAGCTTGGAATGCTTCACAACGGGCGTCGTGGTGTAGTAGTTGGAGTTCGATACGGAGATGTCATTGTAAAGATGACCGATGGTAAAGAGCCTCAACTTGAGGGAGCGCACTATCCACCAGTTAAGTTGGAAAAACTTATTTTGACATGAGAACAACAACCCTCAAGTTCCATGTAGTTGGAGATAGTTACGAAGAGCTGACAAGTGCAGCCGATGTGGCTATCTCCAAATTCTTGAGGTCAGAGGACGATGAATACGAGTTTGACGAAGAGTATGAAGAACCTTTGCGGCACAGTATCAATTACGAACTTATAGTCTCAGAAAATATAAATCAATCAGATAACCATCAATACACAGCCGAAGTGATTGCGAGAATTAAAGATGTCAGATAATGAACAAAAGCCTCTATACACAGAGCAGGCAACAACAGCCAAACCTAATGACGACACCCCTATAAGAGTTGAAGCCCTTCGCGAGGCTGCTCGCATCATTAATGGAGACCGAAATAAACAATACGGTGGTCCAGAAGAAAACTTCACCAACATTGCAAAGATTTGGTCAGTAATCTTCCAGCGTGAGTTCACTACTGAAGATGTTGCTATGGCAATGATTGGTATGAAGCTTGCACGTTTTGTTTCAGATTATGGATTCCAACCAGATACTTGGATTGATATTGCAGGATATGCAGGCTGCGGCTACGAAGTCTCGAAGATTCTGCATGAGAAGTAAATCCCCAAGCGATTTTGAAAACGCTGAGTGCTCGTCTGTCGACGTCAATTTATTCTATGAAAAAGATTACGACGATTTAGATTCAAAAACTATTAGCGGCAATGACCAAGAAGCAAAGAAAATTTGCATGGGTTGTCAGCATAGAGTTGAGTGTGCTGAGTGGGGAATTAATAATGAAACTCACGGTATGTGG